CCGCGCGGTGACCATCCGTTAGTGATGAGTAACGCATTGATCTGATCAACTAAAATTGAATGCTGCATTCAGTGCTGCTAATGCTCCTGCGTAGTTGCCATTGTAACTAACTCCATCGATGACTATACCCTTCAAATCGTTGACCGCCATGTGGCACTCGAACCCATCTATCTTCAACTCAATCATATTATTCAATGTATCACCCTTGACCGATATAACTTCGTGAACTGCTGATAATGACATACTGTAATCATCCATTGAATCACGTGTCTGTGTCTGAACAATCGTAACTACGAAATGTGAGTTCGCGTGTTCAGTGATTCCGATTGTCATTATGCCGTAGTTACTGCTCATCGAAGAATGTGTTATAGAATAATGTATTCACTGCTGCCAGTGCGAAGATATATCCTACAAAATAGATTGGATTCGATGATACTAACCAGAACGGCCATGACCAGATCGATGCCATGCAGGTTATGCAGCCGCAGATCGGACTGTATAGTTTCGGCATATAGTCATGCACCCAATCACCGATGCCCGATAGTAACATACCTGGTTGCGTTGCCAGATACAAGCCGTTGCACATAAGCCCGTTTAGAGTCAGCATGATGCTGATAGTGATTAGTTCGATCATCAGTCTGTTATGTTAGTCTGGTTAACAATCGTAATCTGCATACAACTGTACTCAGTACCGTTGTAGGTGAATGTAACATCTTCTGATCCATCAGTTGCAGTCAGGACAAATACGTTTCCGCTAACGTATAACTCAGGCATCAAATAAGTATCCCATGTAGTAACTCCATTCTCATCTGTTATACTCGTCTGAATATATTTGATTCCAGTCTGGGAGTTCGTCAGCGTGTAGATGTATTGAGTTTCACTGTTCAAACCAAGATTTATAGTGTAATCATTCTGACATTCTGCCCATTCGATCGATCCGCATCCGGTGCATAATTCTGCTTCGGTGAAATTGAATGTAAAAGAACTACCGATTATATTATCATAAAAAGTTACCGTTGTGGGGTTCGGTGATGGATCAACCCACGTAATCTCAACCTTTGTACCCGTTAAAACTGTTGTTAAATTGAATGTAACATCACCATTAAGTACAGCTTCATAATTCGACTTTAATGTTGTAATAGATGCAATGTTAGCTATATTATCAAACGTAAAATCATTAGGATAAAATAATGTAAGCGTAAACGTATTAACCTCTTGACCTGTTGGGATAATACCGCTTGCGTAATATGTAGCCATAGAGCAAATTTACAAAAAGAATCGAATGAAATCGGAATGAAATGTATATAAATAGTACCTCATGCAGTCGAGCAGATCGGCCTTCTTGTTTTCGGTCGATCGGTCTTTCTTGATATCGCCCTCACCATCCACCTCCACATACTTCAGATCCCGTATCAACCCCGTGCAACTCGGATCGATCTTGACCGTTGCATTCTGAAGCAGACTGTTTAATAGTACCCGCGTATCCCTTACCGATGGATTCATTCGGGGTTGCTTCATCTGGGCATTGCCTAACCGCAGCTTAGTACGCACCACATCGTAGTACCCAAGATTGCCCTGAGTCACCGCAGTGCGATTCGCTCCGGTACTATCGCCTGTGATCACGAACGATGCTGCCGGATAAGCCGCAACGATCTGATCGCACAGCGCGTAAATATCGGAGTTGGCCAGAGCAAACTCACGGATCACGTGTATCTCAGTTCCGTACTGTTGCACCGCTATGCAGGTGATCGGATCCACGTTGAAGTCGAACGATAGGTATAGCGTCCCCTTCGGATCGAACTGTACCGGCTGAACGTGCTTGATCGGATCGAACGCATACGCAAACGGATTGTAAGCCAGATCAACATCTTCGGCTAATATCTCACACCGGAATGATAGATCGTCTAACTGCTTGCGTAACTCATCAACCTCATCGCGGTCAATATGCGGATTATCGTACGTGCTTAGATTGAATGCTGCCCATCCCGGCTCTCCCCCTCGCTTGTGCAACTCTTTGAAATAGGTATCTCCGAACTTTGGCGTTGATAGTAGCCAAGCGTCCCCCTTATAATCGAGTAGTGTAGGCATAATCGCCCCCTGCCATGCTTCCTTAAACTTCTTCGATTTCTCGACCTCATCCACCACCACGCGCTTATACTTCCTGCCGCGACCAGAGTCAGGATTATCCAAACTCCAACAATCGATAACACCACCACCGATAAGTCGAAGCTGCTTAGTCTGCTCGTTCTTTTTGATTATAATCGGTTCGAGTAGCGTCTTCAACTCCTGCCAGACCTCATCTAAATCCTTATAGGTCGGAGCATAGTAAGCTACCGGATAACCTTCCAATGCCGGTGCAATTATCAGGTAGTTGACTGAGCAAAAAGTCTTACCCCACCTGCGACCAATCTTTAGGACATTATACCTCTTGGAACTGGCAATAACGGACAATTGCCCACTATGCAGCGGTTGAGCTACTATTGTTAAATGGTGATCCATCAGGATATTTAACGGTCAATGTAACTGCTCCGCTCGATTCGTCTTCCTTCAACAGGCGCGTGATCTCAATAGCATACTTAACCCGTTCAGATTTGCTCAGTGCCATGTAATCGGCAACTAACTGATCCGGGTCGATATTGTCATGCAGGAACTTTAGTAATGATTTTGCGCTCACTTATTTTTTCTGTACTGGTAAAAGTACAAAATTCTATCTATCAAAGGGCATACCGAAATCGCATTATCAGCAGCCATCCGTCTGGCATAGTCGAAGTCTTCTGCATGGTTTAGGATCGCATAGGGATACTTACGGGCGATCTCCGTTCGGATCGGATTCAAATGATTGACCGGGCGATGATATGTAATCTGACCTTTTACCCATCTCGGCTTAGAATCCCATTCATAGCCTAAATGATTAACAAAATATAATGGTGCAGACTTGCCCTCAGTAAGCATACCCCTGATACCAATCGCATCTGGCCGCGATTCCAACACCTTCAGAATCATATCCACATAGTTCATAGCTACCAGATCGTCATCATCGATAAAGCACATATACTCAGTCTGCACGGCATCGACTGCACTGTTCCGTTTCTCACCGATTGTCGATTCATAGTTGTCCTTGACCGTGACGATTCGTACCGGTTTACCCATCACCTGCGGGTCGAGGCATTGACGTAGCCTGTTATAGAAATGCTCGCGATCGTTCAGGGTTAATATACAGATTGTAAGCAGGTCGGTCATAGCGGAAACCCTCCAGCCTTACGTTGTTCAAACAATTTCTCACCAACCTTCGTCGCGATCGAACTATTCTCCCGGGCATAGGTCGCATCCTTATGCGACTTACCCACCGTGTAATGGTTGTGCTGAAACCCTACGATCGAACTGATCCGGTACAAGTGGTGCATCTTAGCCGTTTCGGCCAGATCGTTATCGGCAAACATTGAGATGTATCCGGGATGATACAAATATCCCAGAACATTGTACGCTATACGATTCATTATCGGCAGAGTCATTATATCCGATCGGATACCATCATGCACCTGCAATACTACCGGATTCGCACCGTTCAGGTACTGATCGGACAGTAGCAACTGATCCCATCCCTGCGGTGCTTCCATGTCATCGCTGACCAGGATCAGTATATCGCCCTTCGATCTCGATGCAGCCGCGTTCGATGCAGCAACCATGCCATTGAACGAATCAGCAACCACAATCAGGCCGGTGTCATCCATTACCTTCATGTAGTTGCTGAACTGCGGATCGTTATCGTTGAGCGATAGTATCCACTCAATCGAACTATCCGTAACCATTCGATCTAACCACTGCTGAACACACCGCCGAGCCTGCTCAGGCCGTCCGTATGATGGGTGACAGATCGAAATCATCAGAACGGTATATCCGATGTAGGTGATGATTGGCTCGCATCCGCCTGGCGCGGTTCGCGCAAACTCAGACTGAGCCATTTCTTACCATTCGTGTCCTTGATCCAACCGGATAGATCGAGCGTTTCGCCCTTGAAGTTAATCTTACCGGTGTAGTCGGGATGATTGTCCGACTTCTTTTGCTCATTCCTGAATAGACTACCGCTATTCTCTTTGTGTTCGTATCCCATCTGGCTGATTATTTCGGCTAATGTAAGTACACGCAATCAGATTTGCAAGAAAAAGTACCTTCAATTTGCAATGATTCGAGCCTAACTGATTCAGGCAGAATAGTTTCGAGCGATCCGTAACAGATTGCTACAAACTCGATTTTGAATGTGTTACACGTAACTGATTGACTTACAAGGATTAAGGCGAAACGGCTACGAATAAACGTAATACACACTTAATAAGTCTATTTTTTTATAGTTTCTCTAAAAGAACACACACACACTATATGGCCAAAAGTGGAAATGAATCTGTGTATTTTGTTTTTCTGTAGCTGGCAAGTTCAACTAAATATAAATCAATCACTTGCGTGTAACACAATTGCTCAAAATTATTGTGTCGAAAGTGTGTTTCGGCTTCGGCTACTAAAGTATTGACAATTGATAAAGCCTATTCAGATTAATACTAATATAATAAGCCGATTTTATGGGTACTTTTTTAGCCATGTTCTTTATTTTTTGAATGAGTTTACAAAGGTTGTCTATTATCTTTGTCCCACTATTGACAACTTAAAATTAAAACAAGATGGAAGATTTGACGTTAAACAATGATTATGACGCACCGATCCGGTACAACTCAGTTACTGACGGATTGCAAAGAACCCGTAGAACCAAGTATCCCTGGGCGCAAATGAAGCTGAACCAGAACTTTTTTGAAACGGCCAGACGTGGAACTGTACCACAATTGCAGAACAAATTAGCTGCTTGCGCTCGATCTTGGGCTAAACGGCACGGTCTGGACTGGGAGTTTGCTACTCAGCAAGAGCCTACCGGTGTCAGGATTTGGCGCACGAAGTAGTTAATAACAAGATTTAGATTATAAACAAAATTAAAAACTATGATAACCAGAGAACAGTATTTAGAAGCATTAGACATTGTTGAAACCTATCATCAGCAATTAAAAAAAGATACTAAAACTTTAACCCCAATTCTAAAATGGGGCGAGTTTAATTCGTGTAGTCGCAGGCTACAAAATGTACTTAAATGGATAGAATGGGGCGTATCTTATAAACAATCTGATTTACCTTATATTGAGTATAAAGAGGAATTTATTGAGAATATAAAAATAGAAAAAATGAGGAAAATTCCTCATTGTGGCGTAAAGACCGTACATGAATTTATTGGATTGAGGGGATATTAAATCCGCACCCGATCGGGGCTAATCGAACCGGGTTAGCCCTGATTTGTACCTGATCGGGGTGGGTTGCAGGTAACGGTTGGGTATATATGCAGTACCCTTGTACCGAACTTAAAAATTAAATATAAACCTTAATAGGGTATTGCATATATACCTTGTTAGCAAATCGTTAATATTATGATTGATTTTAAAAAGTATCACGAAGAAAACCCTCACATTTGGGAAAGCTTTAAAAAGTATTCTCTAATCGCAAAAAACAAAAGAGGGTTTCAAAACTACTCGGCTAATGGGATATTTGAAATTATTAGATGGCATACTGATATAGCTTCAAGGGATGAATATAAAGTAAATAATAATTTTAGACCCGATTATGCAAGAAAAATGATGGAAGAGTTTCCTGAATTTGAGGGGTTTTTTAGAATCAGGGAATTGAAAGCTGATAGAATTTAATGTTTGCTAACGTTTTCGGGCTTGGCGAAGGCGGGGAATTTAACCACAAAAGTTTAATAGAATGACAGAATTTAATTTACATACAAAAGTTGATTTGGAAAACGGAAGCCCCGCTTTTGCCAAACCCGTGTTAGGTGCAGTGCCTTTCTCGGAAGTTTACAATGAGGATTGTGTAGAGGCTTTAAAACGCTTTTCTGATAATCAATTTGATTTGGCTGTAGTAGACCCGCCTTATGGGTTGGATTTGGCTAATATGAATATGGGAGTTGGTAAAAGCAAAAAGGCATCTAAAATACAGAATAGAAAATGGAAGCCAAAAGATTGGGATAAGGAAACACCAACTCCCGAATACTTTGCCCAACTATTTAGAGTTTCAAAAAATCAAATCATTTGGGGCGGGAACTACTTTGATTTGCCACCTTGCAAAAACTACATTATTTGGGATAAAGAAATACCAGAAGGACTATCATTTGCAGATTGTGAAATGGCTTGGACTTCATTTGATAAAGCCCCAAAAATGTTTAGGCACTCAGCTTATTTAGATAAGGCAAATAAATTCCACCCGACCCAAAAGCCAGTAAAGTTGTATGATTGGATTTTTTACAAATATGCAACTGAAGGGCAAAGTATTTTAGATACACACGTAGGAAGTGGAAGCAGTAGGATTGCAGCAAATAAGGCGGGTCTACATTTCACAGGATTTGAAATTGATACAGAATATTATGGAAAACAAGAAAAGCGTTTTAAAGATTTTGTCAGCCAACTCCGAATATTTTAGGGTGTCCGCTGGCATTGCACCTAACGTATTATTACCGCTACCCTATAGCGCATTATTAAGATTCTACCGTTGTAAATCAGTCAGTTACGATTATTACCTAAAACCCGTAACGGTTTCGCTTGGTATGGATGTATTGTAGTATATATATTTGCAAGGTCAATAACAAACAACATGGAATCAGCTAAAATAATCGAACAGTCCAACTATTATAATGTAATTGATAGTATGGGCAGGCCTACTTCTATTTACATTATTGCAAGTAATATTACTGAGGCCTGTAAAGAAGCAAAAAGTCGTATTGCTGAAATTGGATCATCTCACTATAAAGTTAAGAGATGCTATAATGGAGGCGTAAGAGGATAATAATATTGCCAAACATAACAACAACAACCCTATGAAAAACAACTACACAGTTACCTACACTCGCGCCATCGGCGGACAATCTAAAATCATTGTTACTGCAAATAGCGAAAAAGAGGCGTTAAGTCACGCTAAATTTAACAGATTTACCGGCAGGGATTTCAAAGTTCTTGGAATCACTACTGATGCTGCTAACGCTTACAATCAATCTCAAGCAATATGAAACGCAACCTCACCCCAGACGAAGCAGACCGATTAGTTCGGCTGCTCAGAGATGAGTTTGACAATTGTCCGCCACGTGATGCGATAGCACAGTGGCAATCGGACACAATCGATTTGACCCGATCGATGTTTAGCCTGACAGGCTTAGAATGTTTCCTTGAATGTGCGAACCAGATGCAGGTCGATTATGAACTGGATTTTCCGAGCGAGAGCGAAGATGATCTGAACTGGCAGGAGAATGCCTCACCGGATGAATTGAACAGACAGATAAACCCTAATAGATTATGAACATCATTAAGCAGTTAAAGTTCGGAGATATCAGCCGAATCGCAGTGGAAATGAAAGTATCGGCCGGATATGTGCAGACTGCACTGAGGGGTGGATGCGAATCAGATAAGTGTAAAGAGATTCGGGACTATGCGAAGTTCATTGTATTACAGTATGAGGAACGTGCAGTTTACCTGAAGAGTTACTGTAAATCCTTACGTTCATGAAACGATACTGGACAACCGAAGAACTCAGAATGATTCGGGACAACCTGAAGCTGAGTGACCGTAGGATAGCTGATTTGTTAGGCCGATCGGTTGTATCGGTAAAGAGATGCCGGATGCGTAACGGTTTGGTCAAGGCTAATAAGTCAGGACGAATCCGCTCGCTGAGTGATGAGCAGATCGAAGAGATCCGGTCAAGCCCGTACAGTAGCCATCAATTGGCGTTTGTGTACGATGTAAATCATGGAACAATATTAAACTATAAGAAATGACAACAACACCCCTAACACACTGGCGCGTATTGCACAACCCCGATTATATCGGTGCATACGCCTTAATGAATGGAACTGAATCGAACGAATTAACTGTTACTATTAAATCGGTATCAGTTGAGAAAGTTACCGGGCCGGATGGTAAATCCGAAGATTGCACGGTAGCGAAACTCGAAGGTCATAAGCCGATGATCCTGAACGCTACTAACCTGAAGTCGATCACCAAAGTACTTGGTACGCCTTTCATCGAGCAATGGGCAGGCCGTCAGATCACATTGTACGTGAAAAAAGTCAAAGCGTTTGGTGACGTAGTAGATGCTCTGAGAGTGCGTGAAACTATCAGCAAGGAATCGCTCACTCCGACCCACCCTAAGTGGTCTGATGCGAAAGCGGCCATCGCAGCCGGAACGGTAACCATTGAACAGATTCAAAAGAAATACGTAGTTTCACCACAACACCTCACTGACTTATGCAATTAGAATTTAAGATTCGCGCATCAGCCGCGAGCCAGATTATGACCAACGCCCGTAGCGGATCGGGACTAAGCGAAACGGCCAAGACCTACTGCCAGACGTGGCTGAAGGAGAAAATCTACAACCGTCCGAAGACGATCACATCTAAGTATTTCGATAAGGGTAACGCGATGGAATCTGATGCGATCGAGTTTGCCGCAATGCAGTTAGGATGGGGACTGGTGTATAAGAACGAAACGACCTACAACGATGCTGACCTAATTGGAACGCCTGACCTGGTGCTGCCTACGGTTGTACCGGATATTAAATGCTCATGGGATTGTTTCAGCTTTCCTCTGCTTGAAACGGAACTACCTACTCAGTACTACTGGCAGCTTCAGACTTACATGGCACTGACCGGAATGAGCAAGGGAATGATCGTGTACTGTTTGATGGATGCACCCGATTACCTGATCGAACGTGAGGCGTATAGTATTGCTCGCGGAATGGGTGAATCGGAGATCGAGATGGATGTGTTTGATAAGGTGAAAGCGCGCATGAAGTATAGCGATCTACCGGTAGGGTTACGGCTCAAGACGTTCGAGGTTGATCGTGATGATGCAGCTATTGCTCGGCTACGTGAACGGGTTGATCAGTGTCGGGAATACATAGGAGGGTTGATGTTATGAGCAACGAAACCTACGGAAAGGAGGGCGAACGGAATGCCTGATATATCTATGTGCCAAAACAATGACTGTCCACTGAGAGAATCTTGTTACAGATTCACTGCAAAGCCTGACAAGTATATGCAGACCTACTCAGACTTTGAATTTACAACTAAGGACGGTATTACTGAATGTAATAACTATTTGCCTGTTAAACCTAAAACGAACCAGAAATGAATCGATCCGAATCATCGACTCGCTACGGCCGGGTCTATCTGAACCTTCGATTACTCAGAGACGTACTTACTTTAATCCAAAACCGAAATGAACCAACCGATTACAAGATTGCACCGCGCATCTGGAGAACTATCTACCCGGATGGAACAACGCAGGAACGTATGTACCGATACTGGGATGATACAACAGTTCTATAAGGATCACGGTATGGTAGCCTCACCGCGATCACTTGAATACGTCTGGTCGCAGTATTTCGATGCTATCGAACGCGATTACTACAACTACAATCAGTACCGATCGAACGTAAATAAGTGGCGCGATATTGCGATGCAAATGGATGTAATCGTAAACGGATGACCCTAAAAGACCTGGAACAACTTAAGCACCGATCTAAGTGCGGTAAGACAACACTACCAGAATCGTATGTACCGATGACAAAATACTCAGATAAGACCGCAAACGGATTGACTACGGCTATCGTTGACTTCATTAGACTGACCGGAGGCTATGCA